TGTATAGCGAGAGAGGTAGAGTTAAGGGCGAGGTGGAACCCAATGCCTGCTAAGTATTCTGTGCATAAATATACACAGCATTCTTACGGTTCTCGTACTGAAGATCGACCCTCCGGAACTATTATTAGTTCCGGCGCCAACGATTCCGTAGTAGAAGCTATAAACACGCGCTCTGCTGGATCCAGTATACCTGGATTTAAGCAAAAGATGCGTCGTTTAGAGCCCACTACTACTGGTCTCGATGGCCAGAAGACAGAATTTAATGTCTCTGGTTCGTTTGATCTCCAACTCGAGTATCACGGCGCCGTAGGATCAGGACTAACGGTGAAAGAGACATCATCAGGTATTCCTACTGATGCTTTCCCTCCACCAAGTTACGATCCTAACGTGATTCCTAGTGTTGCCAATGAGGCTCTTACTAGGTTTCTCGGCCGCGTTTCAGATTCTGATATAGCCTTTTCGGGCTTGCAGTTTCTCGCGGAAATTAAGGATACGGTCACGATGATAAAGTCACCTGTTAAGTCTTTACGAAACGGATTCTCCGATTATTTAGCGGACCTAAGAAAGGCCCGCCATCGCAAAGAATCCGATAAGCTTAACATACTTTCTGACACGTGGCTTGAGTACCAATTAGGTTTTCAACCTCTACTTTCTGATGCAGAGGCTGGGGCTGTTGCTTTATCTCGTGTACTCAATAACATTCGAGTACATAAGATTCAGGCATCAGCTGATGGCCAAGAATTAGTTTCCTTGGACACACCCAATACTCTTTTACTACTCAATGATCACTGCCTGTTTTCTTTTATACGTCTTATCAAAGATATTACGTATAAAGAATCATCAGTTAGATACAAAGGGTTAGTACGCGTTAATGCAGAAGGTCCAGAGCCTGCGGTAGGTTTATCGCAGACTTTTGGTTTAACTCTTAGTCAGTTCGTTCCGACCTTGTGGGAAGTTGTCCCTTGGTCGTTCGTTATTGACTATTTCGTTAATATTGGAGACTTAATTGGCGCGCAATTTACTTCTCTTGCGCACCTCAGATGGTATAATCGGTCTGATCACGTCAGTATGCGGCGTACTGCCACATATATTTCTGATCCTAAACAGGCCAAATTAAACCTCGTAACCAATGGTTACCCTGATCCTAGTAAATTAAATTACTTTGGATCAGTTACCAAAGAAGCCTCCTCTACTTCGTTTAGTAGACGTGGTGGCGATTCATCCTCTTTAGGTACTCCAAGTTTGGAATTTAATATTCCTAGCTCGAGTTCTAAATGGCTGAACATGGCCGCCCTACTATCTCAAATGAAGAAGAGACCATACCTTTAATTGCCCAAGGGAGTACCCCTTACCATGACGATCTCCTTAACCACACCTATAACAGGTGCAGCACAGACTGGCTTTACGTCCCCTGTATACTACATCGTTAGCGACAATGCCCCCGATACAAACGGGAAGCAATTTGCTGTCACTAGCGTTGGTGGTACACAGGCGAATGTTACAGGCCATTCTGTTGCATCCCCATTTACGCTGACGTTTGTTCGACCGAAAGTCTTTAAACTTGTTGGTCAACCAAACCCAACTACGGGGATCATCCGGGCTATTCCTAAAAATAGCTACAAACTGATTATACGCAAGGGTGTTATCCCGGCGGTTAATCAACCACCCAATGTACTTCTAATCGATTGCTCGATTAATGTACCGGCTGGAGCTGATACTTACGATGCGAACAATGTTCGTGCCGCTATTTCAGCTTTTGTAGGTGCTCTTAGCCAAATTTCTGCTGGCTTAGGAGACACTTTAATCACGGGCCTCCTCTAAGGAGTAACCAATGATTAACTATTTTAAGGAGTTTGCCATATGGATGCTTGTCCTGTTCCTCTTTACTCTTACTTGTACGCCGATTTACTCTCTTTATCTTCTGAATTCATCCACCGACCAGAATTTAATTCTGACCAGCGGGGTGAGTTGCCAGAAGTTAATCAGAGTGTCCCCAGCTTTACGGCAGATCGCATGCTACGCCTTTGGAACAAGAAATATTTCAGTTCCAGAAGCGACGCTTGCGACTCCGCAGCTTTGGACAAATTCCTATCCTTCAACCAACGTTGCGAGGAATGGGAATTAACTCTAGAAACAGAGCTTGATTCCCTTCTATTCGGTGAATTTAAGTCTTGCTTGCGCAAGGCTCTAGTTCATGAATATTATGGTCTCAAGTATGTTTCCGAGTCATCTGTCTCTCTTAATATGAGAGTGGGACCCGGTTCTGCTATTGGAGCTCTTGATACTAGCGAATATTCTAAGCTAGCATCTTCTCCTCTAACAGCAACTAGCAGTTGCCTCTTGGATTATTTCAAGAGGATATCCTGCGATAATCCTTTGCTAAAGGAAGCGATTGATAACCGCGACCCTTCTATGCAGGATTATGTTGTACAAGGTAATAAGCTCGCGTTTGTTCCTAAGAACGACACGATTAGTCGAACCATTTGTAT